CAGCGTTCCGAGCCGACATACGAATACGAGGGATATAGACGGGCCGGGGTGCCGTCATATTTCCTGCAAAAGCACGGGCTCGAAAAGGTCATCAATCAATATGCGTAAGACATAAGGCATGAGGCAACTCCGTGACATATACGATGCAATGGAACATTGGATTTTATGATCTGCTATCCGCTCTCTACGCGCGGCTGACGACGGACAGCGTGACCTCTGCCTACCGGATATATGATGAGGTGCCGGAGACGGTGGCGTTCCCGTTCGTCCACATCTCCGGGCCATACGGCGTGCGCTCGACAAACTTTTCGGCGCAGGACCGATTCTCGGAGAACCACATTGTCACCATCGACATTTTTTCCGACTATGCCGGAAACAAAGAGTGCGCCGAGATGATGAGTGCCGTGAGCCAGGCGGTGAGCGGAACGCCGCTCACGGTCACGGGCTACAACGTGCCGCTCGTGTTGATAGATTTGTTCGATATTCTGATTGATGCCTCCGCGCCGACGCACGTCGTCCGGCACGGAATCATCCGATACCGGTTCCATCTGGAGCCGACAACTTGAGCAACTTAACAACGAAAGTTCACAGGAGGAACTTATGACTACAGGTGCTGTTACTGGGCTTTTCTGCACAGTCAAAATTGGAACCTACGTCGTGGCGGGCGCCAAGACCGTCACGCTGACGCTTGCGGGCAAGGCCGTGGATGTGTCCTCGGCGGACGACATCGGCTGGGCCTCGTTCCTGCTTGGCCGGCGCGATTGGAAGGTCGAGACCGACGGGCTGTACATCTACAGCGACACGGCAAAGAAACTGCTCTGGGCCTACTGGATGCAAACGATGTCGTCAGCGTCGGCGGTGACCCCGCTCGCGATTATCTTCACGACACCGGACGGAAACACCTACACCGGCTCGGCAGTCCTCACGGATCTGACCTGGAAAGGTCCGTATGACGCCGAGATGACCCACAAAGCGACGTTCCAGGGCACGGGAGTGCTTGCGGCGGCTCATTCATAATTTTCACATAGAAGGAGGCTTCATGCCTGTTCAAGCCATCCCAATCGAACTGGGCGGCGAGAGCCACACTCTGCGCTATGATTTCCGAGCGCTGGCGAGACTGGAAAAGGAATTCGGCACCCCTATCGTTGACATCGGCGAGCGGCTCAAGGGCAAACTGAACCTTGCCGATTTGACGATTCTTCTATGGACCGGACTGCTCCACGAGGACAAGTCCATGACGCAGGAGAAGGCCGAGGACCTCGTTGGCGGAGAGGACATCCTCTACCTCGCCTCAAAGGTGACGGAAGCGTTGACGGCGGCATTTCCGGCCGTCAAGGAGCCGCTAAAAAACTGACCGAGGGCGGGGAGCCTGCCGAGACGCCAGACTTGTTGACGCAGGCTTTCGCTCTCGCCCTCGGCGCGTTGGCGCTCTCGCCGTTTGAGTTCTGGGTGATGACGCCGATGGAACTTGACGCGATGGCAGACGGATACCGCCTGCGCGAACGGCAAGCGTGGGAGCGGACTGCTTGTCTCCTGTCGGCTCTGACGGGACAGAAAATTGACCTCGACAAGATGCTACAACCGTTGAAATCGACAAAGCATCGGCCCGCAGTCGCGGAGCCGACGACTCAAGCAGAGGCCGATAAGTTCATCGACGAGATGAACGCGATAAACGACATGAGCGCGAAACAGAAGCGGGAGCGGTGGCCGGAACTGTTCGGGGAGGCGGCGGGGCCGCAAGCCGTGGAGGACCTGCTGAAGAAGAAACCCGGTGAGATGATGGAGAACTAAGATGGCCGACGCTGGTACGCTCTACGTTCAAATCGGCGCGAAGATGGATGAGTTGACGTCCGCGCTGACGCAGGTCGCTTCGCTCCTCCAGCAGTTATCAGGAAAGGCCTCGGACGCTGGTCAGCAGATGGCCGATGGGCTGAACAAAGGGGTTGCTCCGGCTGGCGACTTACAGAAAGGCCTACAAGGCATCGTCGGGCAATTCGCTGTCGGCGCTCTCGCTGCTCAGGCGTTCAATTCTGTGATGGGTGCATTCAAAGATGCCATCGCTGACTCTATCAAGAACGCCATAGAACTGGAGAGCGCTGACGCAAAACTCGCCGCCACGCTTGAGGTGACGGGCCGGAGCATCGGGGATAACCTCGAATATTACAAGCAGTTCGCTGACGCCCAGCAGAAATCTACCACATACTCCAGGGCCGAGGTCGAAGCCTCTGCCGCACTTGCCTTGCAGATGACCACCCTCAGCAAGCAGGGCATCGCCCAGGTCGTCGAAGGCGCGATGGGATTGGCCTATGTGTTCGGCGGGGACTTACAGACAAGGACTCGGCAGGTCGCCGATGGGATGGAAGGCGTATATGGCCGCCTGACAATGCTCATCCCGCAGTTGAAATTCGCCACGACCGAGGCTGAGAAACACGCCATCTTCATTGACGTGCTGAATAAATCCTATCGTGCCGCCCAGGAAGCCATCTATACAACGGCGGGACAAATCCAACAGGCGAAAAATGCCTGGAAAGAATTTTCCGCCAACGCCGGAGCAGCAGCGCTCGCCGTCACTCACTTCCGAGATATCCTCAAAAGCCTGACAGACATTATGGAGTGGACGCGCAATATCTCCGGGTCTAACGCGGCGCAGGAAAAACTTAACCAGAGTATCGCCGAGGGAATGGCAAAGGCTCAAAACTTCTCTGGCACGCTCAAGATCCTGACGCCCACGATGAAAGAGATGGGCGATGTCATAGCGAAAGGCGATAAGAGCTGGGAAGATTACAAAAACCATCTGAGCGACATGGATGCCTGGCTCATAAAGATGAAGCCCCATGTCGAAGCGCTTTCGGCGGCCACAGAAAGATTCTTCGGGGAATCTCCGAAGCCGGTGTTCGACCAGGCCGAGGCGTTTAAGGAACTCGGAATTTCAACGGGCGAAAAATTGCAGACCGAGTTGCAGCAGGCGAAGGATTTGCTGGCGGCCTATCTTCTGAATGCGAACCCGTTGCCAAAAACCATCGAAGCCATTCGGGACAAAATCACCGCACTAACGGAAGCCTTGAAACTTCATGCGCAGGCCTTTGAGATTCTGGAGACGGATATCCCGCAGTACGGCAAACTCATATCCCAGGGTCTGTGGCAGGAGACACAGGGACTCAACGTCGTCACCACGGAACTCGGAAAACTTGGCCCTCTTCAATCGAAGTTCCTGTGGGACACCATTAATCTTCAAAACCAGACGACGCGAGTCTGGAAGACTATCGGCGACACGGTATCACGGGCTGCCCGCTCGATGGGGAGCGAATGGGCGAACCTGAGCGAGGAACTCATCACCGGAGAAATCAAGGTCCAGCAATTCTTCGAGGGAATCTGGAAGTCCATCCTAAAGTTCTTCATCCAGATCGTTGACCAGATGATAGCGAAGTGGCTCATCTTCGAGGCGCTGACCGCGATGGCAAACTTCTTTTCCGGCGGCGTCAGCGACTTCTTCAGCGGGCTCGCCGGGAAAATCGGCAATCCGTTCGGCGGGACAGGGGGCGGGTTCGCCAATGTCGAAACAATCATGGGCCAGCAGGGCTGGCAGGGCATCGTGAGCCAGCCGACGCTGTTCCTCGCCGGCGAGGCGGGACCGGAGGGCGTCTCCATCACGCCGGGCGGGTTCGGTGGCGGCGGAGGCGGCGGCAACATGACCATCAACCTCAACGTCACGGCGATGGACGGAGCCAGCGTCCTGCGTGTCTTTAGAACGCAACTCATGCCGCTCATCCAGGACGGGCTTAATCGACGGTTGTTCACCGTCCCGCGCAACGCGCTAGGAGGCATCTGATGTCCAGTAGAATCCTCTACAACAACCTCTGGGACGGCGGGACGCTGACCGACAGTTCCGAAGCCTCCGGCTATTCCGGCACGAATACACAACAGCGGTGGCCGAAGCGGGTATGGCGCTCGACCGGAATCACGAGCGAGTGGATTAAAGTCAATCTCGGCTCGGCGAAAGCCATCCAAGCGCTCGTCCTCCACGACCACAACCTCACGGCCGGCGCGACTGTCACGCTTCAGGGCAATGCCACAGACTCATGGGGTGCCCCGTCCTACAATCAGGCGCTCACGTGGGCCGTGGCGGGCGACGGGCCGTACACGACGTTCTGCTATTTCCCCGCCTCGACGCAGACCTACCAATGGTGGCGGCTGACGATCGCTGATACCGGAAACACGGCGGGCTATCTCTCCGTCGGGCGAATCTTCCTCGGCCCGTACACCGGACTGACCCGCACCTACAAGTCACGGAAATCGTCCTACGAGGACCCGTCGGTCGTCGAGACTTCCATCGGGGGCCAGAAAACATCGTTCCAGTTGACGCGCTATCGAACGTGGCAGTATGACCTGCCGAACATCGCGTCGGACAAATCGACGCTTCTTGGCATTCTGAAGGTGGTCGGCACCAGAATGCCAAGAAGCGTCCC